AAAAAGACACGACGAAATTAAAGTCGAAATAAAAAAAGGTATTACTGATGTAGCCAAGTCCATAAGTGGAATTAAAAGTGCTGGTCTTAGAGTTCCTGGATTACAGACTCTTACTAAAGCAATTATTGATAACCCTATTACAAGAGCTATTGGTTCTTTTAAAGATGCAGTAATTAATTCAATTTCCGCACCATTTAGAATGATAGGTAATGCAGTATCAACTATTAAAAATTCAATACTTGGATTAGTCACAGGCGTGAGTAAAGTATTTAAAGATATTATTTCTGCGCCGCTATCAGCAGCATTCGGTTTAATAAAGAGTATATTTTCTACTAACTTTGAAAAAGAAAATAATATACTGCTTGATAAAATTTTAACTCAAATGCTATTCTTAAATAATCAGATGGACTCATATTTTGATTATTTAAAAACTCAGCAGCTTGATAACTTAAAGCAAGCATCTGATGACACTTCTATTCCTTCTGGACCAACCGAAACACAATCTCCAGAAGCACCACAGAAAAAACTTACCATATTTGGTGTAGGTGGATTACTTGGTTCTATTCCTAAATTATTAGGTGGTCTTGCGCTAGCGATAACTGCAGAGTTTTTAGGTTTAGATAAATTTATTAAAGCATTATTTGTAGGTGATGCATGGAAATCATTAAAAGCAATACCGACTAGAATAGTTAATACATTTAAAACTGCATTTAAATCAATAGATACGGCTATAAGTGGAGGATTTACTAAAGCATTTCAAGGTGTACTTAAGACGGTTCGTAATTTAAGTGCCGGATTAATTATGTTTACTAAAACATTAGATTTTACTAGAATTGCTGCTTTCTTTGAACCTGTTACTAATGCAGTAAAAAGAATAGGTGATATGGCATCAAAGCTTCTAACACCTTTTAAATCAATTGGATCTGGAATAGGCAAAGTCGGATCTGTCATAGGCTCTGGTCTATCCGCTATTGGTAAATTTTTTGGTGCTATAGGAAAGATACTTGCTCCAATTGGAAATATTCTAAAACGAATATTGTCTGCAGCTAAATTATTTGCAAGATTTTCTTTTTTACTACCTCTTATAACATTATTTGATTTTGTAAAAGGCGCTTTTAAAGGGTTTAATGAAACATCAGGTGGAATAGTATCAAAACTACTTGGTGCTTTAGAAGGCGGTATTAAAGGAATTATTACTGGGATATTAGAGGGTGTAGATGTATTAATAGATGCTATTACTTTTTTCCCAAGAAAAATTCTTGAATTTTTTGGTGCAGATAAATTAGCACAGCAAATAAAAGATTTCTCTTTAGCTGATATGTTTAATAATTTATATGATGGGGTTAAGAATTTCTTTATGAACTTCAGTTCTAATATAGGGATTTTAGCTAGCAGCATTGGTGGTTTTATAAAATTTGGTATCTCGTCTATCGGCGATAAAATAGCAAATATGTTTGATACTGTAGCTACAACTTTTATGAATTTAAAAGATAAATTTATTATTGCAATTTCTAAAATTGGATTTAGTCTTCCTACAATCTCTGTCCCATTGCCTAAATTGTTAGGTGGTGGAGAGTTTACACTTCTTAAAGGAACAAGAGTAGGTTTTGGTAGTGCTAGTTCCGCTGAAGCAGCCCGAGGTAGAATAGAACAAAGAAATGCTCAGCTTATCGAAAGAAAAGCAGAAAGATCAGCAGAGACCAATGCCATATTAGAAAATGCTCAAAGACAATTAGCTAATACTGTTGATAATAGAAATAATACTTCAGTTCAACAGAATAATGCAGTAGACGCTCGGTCTACACAGAATAATAATACTACTGTGCTTAACCAAGCGCCTGTGCCATCAACTTATGATGGTTTTGATAGGATGGTTCCTATCTAGTCTTCATTTACAAGATTTGCAAAGTGTGCCATAATGTCATCATCTTCTGTTGAAGGTGTTGCCGAAGACATCTCTGCTGTTTCCATTTGAACAGGCTCTGCTGTTCTCATTGCTGGTGCTGGCTGTGGTTCTCCCAGAGACTCCTCTTGCTTCATTGTTGGTGCTCCAACGGAAGCTTGCTCTCCAAGAACAGCCATAAGTTTAGCTTGTAGTTCATCATATGTTTTATAATTCTTCGGATCTGTATATTCACGCAGATCATGAAGTTGATTATAAATTTCTTCAAGATAAGTATCGTCTGAAGATAGTTCAGTCTGAGCAGCAAACTCTGACTTATCATAATTACGATACCCTTCTACATCACGAATTTTCAATTTAAAGTTAGCACCACTCCAAAAATCAAATGGATTGATAGGATCTTCATCTTGAAATTCTGGTTGCATAGCATCCATCAATTTATCAAAGATTTTCTTTCCATACTGGAATAAGAATACCTTGCCTTCATTAGCTGGATTGCCTGGATCTGAAACAACTAGAATATTTGAAACATGATGTAAGCGCCGTTTTTGTTTACGAGCAACTTCTTTATCTGATTCAATACCAGAGTTCCATAGTTTACTATTTAATTCGCCTACTGGATCGTTTTGTCCAATAGAAGTAAGAGAACGCTCAATGTACCAACGACCTGTTGGGCCTTTAAAACCATGATCCCAATAACGGTTCCATGGGAGTTCTGATCCTTCAGATGCTGGGAGAAAGCGGATAACTGCATAACCATTATTAGATTTATCTACAGTTGGTTTCCAGATTCGATCGTCAGTGTACTTGTTAGTTGACTGAGTTGTATTAGTAGCTTCTGCTGCTTTTACAAGTTGATCGATTGCGTTACGATTACGTTTTAGATTTGCGAATGACATATTTTGTTTTCCTTATACTGAAATATATTTTTGTATGTACTGTAATATTATACAACATTTTGACTTTGTTGTACAGAGTATTTATTCAAAAAGAAGCTCATTTTGCCTTGGTAAAAAATTTAATTTCATTGCTTCAGCTTCAATCTTCTCTTTGATTAGTGGTGATATATACTTTTTAACATCCTCTGGATCTATATTAGTAATATCACATGCTTCAACTACGGCATCAATGTACCCTAGTTTCTTTGACAGAACCTGTTCTTCGATAAGTTTTGTAAACTTAGCACGGTTCATAAAGTTTGTTTTTTCTTCGGTCATCTATCGAGTGCCCTTAATATGATAGTGTCTTTGTTAATCCTTCCATTTGCTTTTCCGGACTTAGTAGTAAGTTTGCCCCACTCTTTATTAATTTGATTAGGGGTCTTTTTAAGAGCCAGCGGTAAAAACTCCTCTGGTTTTCTTAATCTGATATTGCGTGATATATCTTCATCAATACCTTTAATAGTAGTACCATTAACTTCAAAGCCTTGTGCTAATCTACAAACTAACTCTGTAATTAACCTTGACTTTACATTAAACAAATATATTCTATTAGCGCCAACCACATTAGTAGGGTTAATAGAAACCAATTTATGCTCCTTTGACTCCTTAAGATAAGTTAATCTTGCAACTTGTTTATCTGCAGTTTTAACTTTAGGTGTTCTTGTTTTTCTCTGTGCTTTCTTAGAAGCCATATAGCGTTCTGCATCGGTGACAATATCTTCTAAGAATTTCATATATGCCTTCTTTTCTCTAGCAGTCATATGTCTATATGCTTCTACTAAATCCTCTGGCTTCTTTGTGATTAATTCTTGCATCTCTTTTAATTGAGGAAGATAATACTCATAAACACCCTTTGCGGTATTATTAGGCGCATCTATTTTTTTTAATTCATCATATACAGATAATCCAGTTACTTCTGGAAATGCATCTATCTTTTCTTCTATACCAGCAATAAAATCAGAAGTTCGTTCTTTTACAATATCTGCAATAGTACGCTTTGGGATATCACTAGGTTCTTCTTCTTTTACTTCAGCTTTCTTTCTACCTTTTTCTAAAATTTCTGCAATTCTTTTTTTAATTACTTCTTCACCTTTCCACTGTGAAGGAAAGGGGTTGCCTAGATTTTTCCAAGCAATGGTTGCAGATAGATATGGTAGTGCAGTAAAGGCCCATTCGGGCGCCTTTAATGCCATTTGAGCATCTGCTTTCTTTAGATTTTTACGAATATAATCTTTTATAACTTGACTTAATTCTTTCTTATCTACTTCCAAGCGGAGATAATCATTAAAGTGATTAAAGTTATTAGTAGGAGCCGCAGCAATACCTGTACGTGCTCTACGAGAATAAACTTTTTTGATCTTTGCTCTTTTAGCCATAACACGATTCTTCCTCTATGATAATACTATTATATCATAGTTAAAAGGCTTTGTAAACCTTTTTTTATTAAAATTCTTCGTTAAGTTTAATTAGTTCTATCTCTCCATCACGATCACGCCGATGTTTTACATAGCCTTCGTGACATAGATATAACATAGTCTGTTCTATTAATTCATCATCACGTTCTTTACGGTTATTACGACCGATGGAGTATGAACAGTAAAATACTCCAAGAATACCTAATGCTAAAATGATAAGAGGG